CCTTTAAGGTTAGGGACATTAAAAGTTGTACTGCCGTCACCTGCTCCGTATGTATCACCAATAACAGCATAAAGCTGTGCATAAGTTGTGCGACTAATAGCAGCACCATCACAAACTAAATAGCTACTAGGGATTGTACTGCCAGCAAACGCAAATATCATGCCGGTTAAATCACCGCCGACAAAAGCCTGCATAGCTTCCCGTGTTCTTGCAGGTGTCATGAATTTGGATGTATCGGTGCCAGCTTCCGCTTCAGCTTTGCTGGCAATGTTAGCAGCATGTACCGGGGCAGCGCTGTTGTGTTCTTCTATTTTTTGTTGCACATGACTTTCTGTAGCAACAGCTCCGTCTCGTGTATACAAATTTTCAAAGTAGCCATTTTTCCAAAATTTCTCATTCGTTCCAATACCGCCTTCGCCGTTTCCACGCGGTACGATGTTTGGTGTTGCCATAATATCATCACTCCTTTATTTATAATGCGATAGGGATAATTTCGCCGTTTATTGCTTCCCACATATGAAATGTTCTCGGTAATATCAATGGCATTAAATCCCCTTTTTCATCATACTCAAATGTCTTTGCTGCTACGCTTGATGTGATTGCCCAACAATCCGCAGACGATTGAGGGGGGGTATTTGCATTAGCTTTTATGCAACGATATGTGCTGCCGTCGCTAGTCATAACTACATCCGGTGGCTTATACTCTGTAGTGCTATCCCAAACAGTCACATTTGATACATAGCCAGCCGCCTTATCAGCCATTCTTGCAGCGTCAGTCGCACTGTTTTGAGAAAGCTCAGCACTATCTGCTGCGTTAGCTGCACTAACATTTGCGTTAGCTGCACTAACATTTGCGTTAGCTGCACTAACATTTGCGTTAGCTGCCGCAGTTGCAGCAGCAGTCATTGCCCTTTTTGCTTCATCTCTTGCTGCTTTACTTGCTTCAAGCGCTGCTTTGTTTTCAGCAAGGACTGATTCTGGGTTTTCCATAGCAACAAGTTTAGTGCCATCGTCATTAATGCGAAATGAAATCCCAGCTTTCCACGGGAGCGAGGTATCAATGTCTGCTGACGTTGCAACGCTCACTTTGAGCGACCTAGCAACAACATCTTTCATATCTTGCGCAATCATCGTCAATTTGTCACCAATATCCTCAACCTGGTTAAAAGGATATTGGTCTGGCAAATCCGTTTCCTGCGTTACCGGTACTTCTCTATAAATCGTCAGTTTCCAACCTGTCGGCAACACCGGCGGCCGTTCACTCTCCGGCACTTCTGCGCCGACTGCGTAACCCGGATAACGCACAACGCTTTTTTCAACGTCAACATAATAATCTTTGGTCAGCAGCTTTTCTTTGCCGTCTGCGTCAGTCAGCAAAACTTTAATGTCTGTTCGGTCTAAAATTTTAAACTGATACGCAAACTCTGTTGTATTTCCATTGCCGTTATATGTGATTCTGTTATCGACATGAGCAAGCATAATAGCAACCCCTTTCGTTTATTCATAAAAAGAAAATGTCTATCTAAAAATTAGATAGACATTAAATGATTTACTTTCTTTAATTTTAGCACACAATTTTGCTAACTTTAGCAATGAGCATTTGTGAAATTCTTATGTACATTTTATAGCGATTGCGATATACTATAATGCAAAGAAAGGAGTGCTTTATATGCCTATACTTTTTATGCTTATCATGCTTGTACTAATTTGGTTTGGCTTTCACTTACTCGCTGCAATCATCACGAGCGTAGCGCCGGGAGCAGCGTTTCTGTTTCACGATAACGGCATAGCCACATTCATTTTTTCTTTATCATTGTTTATGGGCTTTCCACTCGTGGTCTGCGTGCCTATCGCCATTATAGCAGGGTTCATCTTCGCTGAAACGTGGTACACAACTGTGCTGCAATATCTCACGCTTGAAGCAATGCTCGCCATTCTCTCTGTAATCGCGACGCTCGTTTTTGGCGCAGGCTCAGAAATAGCCGAATCAATATCACGCAAAAGAAAATAAACCAGCATATTCATTTTAAATCTGGCAGTTTTTACACTGCCAGATTTTTTTATTTTACTACTTCTTTACCATAAGCTACTGCTCGTGTTTACGTTCGGAACGCGGGCGACGCTTAATCAAGTCTTGCAGTTCAAAGTCCATATTATCCTCAGCAATATCTAGGCTATTGAATAGGATATTGACGATACCAGCAGGAACGCCGCGCCATGCGCCAAAAACATACGCCGCCTGCTCTGCTAGTTCACCCGGGCCTTCTTCGCCTCGGGCAACTTTGCCTGCACGTCTTATAACTGTAAAGCCTTTGTCCATCAAGCCTTGCACCGCTGTCAATCTGTAGCCGTAGTTTCTCATACCTAGCAAGGTTTGCACGCCAACATTCGCCGCTTGCACAACGGGGCCGCCCATAGACAACGGGTAGTTGATAAGCTCTTTTGACAATTTGCGATAACCGTCCTCGTCTTTCTCAAAAGGAGCGGTTAAGGAAAGCTCTGCTATAGCCACGTTCAGGAAGCACACGCTGAGAAATTTGGCACCAACAAAAGCAATCAGCCGTTCAGCCATTTCTTTTTTCTCGCCGCTATTCCATAACCTTTTTACAATATGTGCCTCTCTGTCCCATTGGTTAAACTGCGTATTGAAAAACCCCTGGAACATCGTAAACACTCTGAATAAGCCGCTGCTACGTTGCAGGCTTGATACATCGTGAATACGGCTGCTGCCTAACGTGCGGCGAATAACAGTATTCGCAAAGTCTAGTGCTTCCTGCTCTGTCTTGCCTTCGTTGATTTTCTTCATGTATGCTTCTGCAAATACCGGCTTTGCAGTCATCATGTCAGTGTAGCCTAAAAGCAATGCGCCATATTTCAGCGTCTTTTTCTCAATCGGGTCAAGGTCAGAACGCTTCTGAATATCCCTTAACGTAATGTCTGGCGCTTGCGAACGCTCACGCATAAAAGCGCTTTTTGCGCAAATCGCATCTACTTCTGCCCTGCCTTCACCTGTAAAGCCACGGTACAATGCTCTGAAAGCGTCGGCATGAGTAAAGCCTTCTGTGCTATTACCATAAAGAAATATGTTAGTAGTGTTCTGCATTGCCGCTTTAAAGTTAAACATAATAGCCATATTCATTGTGGCATTACGTAAAGCGTTGGCAATCTTTGTAAATGTCTTTTCTGCCATGTACGCTGTTTTATTGCCGTACGGATTAGCGCAAGCCTGCAAAAACTCTCTCAAAAGTCTTACGTTGGTATCGCCTAAACGCTCAACCATGTTGCGGTAAATATCCTCATCGTTCAGTATCTTTCTGAAATCAAGCATTGTTTCACGATAACAAATATCATGAATAGTGCTTTTCACCGCCGTAACCTCGCTGCCGCGCGATAAGTCGACGGGATACTTGCCGCCGGTACGCGACTTGCTGGAACCACTGTTAGTAGCTAAAGTCCGCTGCGGTGGTCTGCTACCTTCTTCGGTACTGTCGATTCTGTCGAATTTACCAGGCATACTGCCGGTTCGCATATCACGTTCCAATGGGAAGTAGCCACCGTCAAATACCACGCTTTCACCGCTGGCAAGCTTCATCACCAACGGCGACGCTTCAATCTTCGGCGGCTCAAAGCCTTTTGTTCTGCGGTTGACTTCTGCCAGCATAGGCCAGAATTTACTTGCTGCATTGATACGTGCCTGCGCATAGGCAATATCTGCTTTAGTCAGATGCTTGCACAAAAACTCTATAAGGTTTTGTTTGGTTTGCAGCATCGCTTCTTCTCTGCCTATAAGCTCCGATTCTTCCACCCATATATCAGAATTTTTTACGCCTACCGGTTTTTGTGAACACAGCCTTGCGGCGTTACTATCGCTGCCCAGGTTGCACAGCATAGCAATCAAAGCATGCTTATCTGCACTGCCGCCAAGCTCTTCGTAGTAAATTCTCTGATTGTGTGCAATGCCTGTTTTCTTGTCCGGTTCCCATTTCTGCAAAGCATCTATAAGCTCGTTCTGGTAACTTTCAAGCATCGTGCTTTCCATATCTGCACAATGGTTGATTTTGTTATAAAACTCCCTAGTAAAATAACCTTCTTCCGTCCAATTATCCATCATCAAGAAAAAGTTATCAGCGTTACGCAGTGTAGCTATGATATTTTTAGGCCAGTCAATAATTCGCTTACGCAGGCTCTTTTTGCTGTCGCTGCCAATCTCCGCCTCATATTCTACCGGCAATTCTTGCAGGTGCGCTATCGTGTCAGCCTTAACCTGTTCAAAGGCTTTACCGGCAGCAATTTTATTCATCTTCGTATCTTGCTTTGCAATAGCACGAATGTTTTTCAGTGCGTCGATAACGTCCATATAGTTTGCAAGGCTAAGTTGCGGCGCGTTGGTCAAATCATTATTCGGGTTCAAAACAAACTCCGGCATAGAAATAATTTCGTCACCGTACTTTGCCTGCATCTCTGTAATGTAATCGCTAAGCGGCTGCACTTCTCTGCCGTTGGTGTTAAAGTCCTTGCGGTGATAGCCCATACGCTCCAGCAATGCGCACATTTGGAAGAAGTGCTGCTCTGTTCCCCATACTTCTTTCTTGCTGTGCATCTGCTTTTTGACGTACTTTCTTGCGCTTTCAATCTGATGTTTGGCCTTGACTGCTTCACGATACAAAGCGTGATTAATCATCTGCTGTTGCTTATACATAGCCGCTTCTTCCAAAAGGCCAGCTTTCGCAGCCTTGTTTGCATTAGCCGCCGCTCTGCGTTCTGCCATAGCAAATCTTCTCGGCTTCATAACTTCGCCTGCTGGCAAAGTCTGAATATAGCGTTTAGCAAAATTGTCTGCGTTCTGCTTCCGCACTTTAGCAATATTCTCACGCTCTTTTTGCTTAATATCCTTGTCGCTTATTTCGTTGAGTGCCTCATCAATAAGCTGTTGTTCAAGTGCAACCACTTCGCCGCTTTCGTCATTGTAGAGTGCTTCCCTTGCCGCCTCTCTTGCCTGTTCACGCTCCTGCATGAAGTCGGGGAATCTGCGGTTCACAGCCTTGTCAATCTCTTGACGCACCATAGCTCTTTCACTCGGCGAAGTCAAAATATCCTGCGCCATAGCATCGCCGCTGTCATAGCCTAAGCTGTCAGCCACCCAGTCAAACAGTTCTCTCTGCTCGTTAGACAAGGCACGCTTTTTGCTCATCTCCACAAGGTCGACTTTATCCGGATTAGTTTCAAGCTCATGCTTCAAGGCTTTAAGCTCGTTAAGCTCCGTAAGTTGTTCACCCTCTACCAACGTTTCGGCAATCTCTTTCAAGCCTTCTTCGCTTTTGAGCTTTGCTCTGTCACCGCCGTTGCGAACGTAGTTTCTCGCCCAGTTATCCTGCACGTCGCTACCCTCATTCTCATTGACGGTATAACCTTCGACAATCTCTCTTGCCATTTCATAGCCGCTGGCATAGCCGTTTTCCTCTGCTATCTGGTCAAAGAGTTCTTTTTGCTCCTGCGATAATTGATTGCGCTTACTTTCTTTTACCAGGTCGACACCTTCGGGGTCTGTTTCAAGTCTATGTTTCAAGGCTTGCAGTCTGTCCAGCTCATCTACAATATGCTTAAAGTCTGCCTTAATTTCAGCGTCGCCATAATCTAAACCGGTGCTACGCAAATCGTAGTAATCCGCTATATCTTCGCCTCTTGCAATCTTTTCAGCAATTCTTCTGCGTCCTTTTTTACTGGTCAAGTCGCTTACGCTGCCGCCGTAGTCATGAACGTATCTTGATACCCAGTTGACATTACGAATACTGTCACCTGCTTCATGGAATACAAGGCCTTCAATATCCGCTTGCTCTAAAGCTCGCTTAGTCCAATGACGTTTTCCGTCCTTGCCTATCTCACCAAAATCAACCAAGACTGCGCTTTGGTCCGGTATGCCTGCAAAGTCATTTGCATACTTGCCTTCTGTTCTATTGGTTGCGGCAAAGTAGCCCCACTTACCATTGATGAAAAACGCACGCTCACTCTTGACTGTATCTTGATATTCCGCAAGCTCACTTTCTATTCTGTCAGCAATAGGATTCAAAATATCATCAATAGCTCCGTTTGTATCTTTTAACAGTTCGTTATAGTTTATACGCTCATTACCATAAATATATTTTCTTGCAAGCCTACGCGGATTAGCTTCGATTGTTTCCCATTCGTTGATTTTTTGCTTGAAGTTAGCATGAGCCATGCCGTTTGCATCAACCACAAAAGACGGATTGACAACTGTTTTTTGACGCGCCTTGCTGAATGCCGCAACGAGCATATCTTCGGCGTTGGCAACACGCTCTTTAGAAAGTGCGCCGTATGTGTCGACTTCCGCTTGAAGATACTCAACTATCGGATTGAGTATATCGTCAATGCTGGCGTTGGTATCGTTCAGCATATCATTATAGTTTGGCAGGACGTTTCCTAAAACGTGCCTGTATTTTCTTGCTATAATCGCAGGATTAGCGAGTTTTGATTCTTGCCCGAATTCCTGCCCGACTTGCACTCTTGCACGATTGACAAGCTCACGTGCTACCGCTTCTTCAATCTGCGGCCGTATTTCTTCGACGAACGCTGCCTTTTCAGCTCTGCGCTTTGCACTGAAATCAGCCATAGCACGCCTTGTAAGAATATCCACGGCCTTGTCTTTAGCCTTCAAGATTTTATCTTGAAGTGCTTTTTTATTTTGTTCGGATAGCGTGGATGTGATATTGTCGGGTAAAGCGCCAAACATACCTTCCATGCGTGCCATAACTTCGATTTCTTCGCGGCAAGCCAGCATCCTGTCAAACACTTGCCGTACTTCCGGTGTCAGCTCTGCCGCATTTTCGCTTCTTGCTATCTTGCTATAAATAACTGATAACCAATTAGCGAACCTTTGGAACGCTCCACGCAGTCCCACGCTAGGCGCTTTGCCTTCCATGATATAAGTTTCAAAGGCTTCTGCTAATTTTTCATGTGCAGCTCTCTTTGCTTCAACGTCGCCGCTTGCCCATACATCAGCTTCAATACCTGCGTACTCCATGAGCTTTTTCGCATCAGCGTTTAGTCTTGTGTTGCTGGGGTCTGCCAATGCTTCGTTAATCATGGTTTCCACAAAGTAGTGTCCTGTTTCGTGGATAACTGTACTTGCATCTGCGCCCTTAAAAAGCGTGATAACATAAGTACCATCATCCATTGGGGAAATCATGCCTTTATCTTTCAGTGTACCATTGACAATTTTTTGTTGCTTGTAATTATCTGCTTTTTGTGATACACTATCAGCAAAAGAGGACGTTTTGTTTGAGATACTGGGCTGAGCCTTGAATTGCTCGGAACCCGAGGGCTTGAACGCGTCCTCTATTTTTTTATACTCACTTTCGTTAAAAACATTATGATTATAATATGATAATGATTTATCATTATGTTCTCTTACTGTAACAACTACATAACTTTTTTTACCATTAACATTCAGTGCAGAATGAATATAATAAAAATTCTCGTCTGAATGTTTTTCTTTTTGCGGCGCAGATTCTGTAACGAAATTACCATTCTCCATAATTTCACGTAAATAGCGCAATGCAAAAAGTTTTTCTTTTTTAGCGGAAGTGTGTTCCATTTTCTTTCTGCCACTTGCGCCAAATTTAATATTATTTTCTTGATACCCTTTATCTATTCTAATATCACCCAATACACCATTATGAACGCTCGTGCCTTGCAAGTTGTCCCTATACCATGCAAAAGCCTTTTTCTGCAAGCTCTTCAAATCTGAATAGTGTCCCATCTCATTTCCGGTAATATTAGTAGTATAGAATTGCTCTTTTTTAAGCACTCCTCCCTTGCTAAACCAGCCATTCTTTTGTTTAGCTTTGCCGCCATCTTCAAAGCGCAGCTTATTCTTTTGCAGCCATGCAGCAGGATTTTCGGGGTCTGCAATAAGTGCGCGGCTCTCCAGCACTAAGCGCAAATTGCCAGCATGAGATTTATTCATACCGGCTTTAGTAGCGCTGTCAACAATAGCGTCAAGTTCTGCGTCAAGCTCCGTACTTGCTTGCCTGGTTAAGTTATAGCCTTCTCGCAATTCCTTACGTGTCTTTGCGCCGCCGTCCGACAATTCGCCGTTGCTGTCAAAATACATATTGTCTTTTGTAGCCTCAAACAGTGCATTGTCCTTAGCCATAGCCGCCGTAAACTTGCCACGGCTAATATCTATATCCTGCCCCAGCTCCGCAGCCGTTGCAACTTCTTCTTCGGTAATTCCCAATTCCTCAAAAAGTTTATTATTGTTGCTAGTCTGCTTGTAGCCTTCTAAATCCTGCGCTGATACAGTAACAGTATTATCCTCTACGTTAGCATTAATAGCGTCAATGCTTGCTCCTGCGTATTCGGGGTTAATGCCTGTTTCTTTGATTCGTTCAGCGTCTGCTACTAACTTTGCCTTGCGTTCTTCGTTCGCTTTCAAGGCTACGTGCTCAACGGCACTGTCAACGGCAACGCTTACGCCACTGACTGTACCGCCAAGGATACCGCCGATAAGGCCGCTATAGCCTGCTTCCTTCAAATTCTGCTGCCAGTTCTCACCCCACATTTCCGCAAGTTTTGCAGTACTTGCACCTGGGTTCTTTGCCCATAAGTCCGTCGCCTGTTCCGGGAATTCCTGCAATGCTTCGGTAACGCCTTCTTCAAGGCCGCGTTTAGTAACTTCCCATATCTTAGCTTTCAGTCCGCTGCCGGCCGGCATCTTTTTAAGCAGTCTGCCAAGCGGAAGTTCTTCAAGTACCGCCTGCGGGATTGCGTTCATCAAGCCTGCCTCTGCTGCTCTGCTTGCGTTTACGCCCTCTTTACGCAGTCGCAGGTATTGTTCGCCGCTGATGTTTGCACCATTGTAAAGCATACTGATAGCGTGTACAGTTTTTGCAGTTGCACCGGCAGCGCCTACGCCTTTAGTCAGCGCAAGCTGCGCTAAAAGCTGAATACCGTTTTCAGCCAAATCATAACCAAGTTGCCCAGCCGCCGTATCAGCCTTGACTTCTTCGCGCTTTAAAATCTCGTCGGTGACATAGCCTAAAGCCTTGCTGATGTTCTCTGATTGGTCATACTCTTTGACAACATTCTTGTCACCCTTGTGAGCTTCAATATTAGAATCAATCGCCGCTTTAGCAGCACCGAATAAGCCACGCACCGAACCTTTAAGGCCGTTCATTACGGCAGTGCCTATGCCTGGTTTATCGTCGTTGATGATGCTGCTAGTATCAATCGTCGGTGAGCTATTGCTCTTTACTGCCTGCGAAAACTTATTATATTCATCGTCGCTCATTTTTTGCAGGTCATAATAACCTAGAGTTTCAGCAGGTGTTAAATTACTGTCTGCTCCGGTTGCGTAACCGCCGTTATACCAATCCTGTTTTTCCTGTTGCAGTCTTTGAAATTCTCTTTCGTTATCTTCCCAGCTCATTTAATAATCTCCATTCATAACCTCATCAAGATAGCCGCCATTGACGTTGCCGTCACTGCCATCGAAATATGTAACGTGATACCAATCGTCACCAATTTTCTCTGCTTTTGCGATACCTGCTTTTGCCAGCAGCGCATCACTGCCGCTAAAAGTCTTTGTGCTATCCCATAAGAAACCCGGCTTTGTTACATAAGTACCGAATGTTTTGCTTGTAATAGATTTTTTCATCTCATCCAATAAAACAGATTCGTCGGGATTCATACCGTTGTGCTGCGCACGATACATTCTCACAAATTGCTTGCCGTATATTTTTACGCCGGATTTAATTTTTGGGTCTGACTTACCGCCCATTGCGTTTCTGCAAAGGCCGTCCCAATCATAAGCATATTCACCTGCACCATTCAACCAGTTGTCATAAGACTTATCCAATGAGTTCATTTCAGAATTAGATGCTCCGTGGCTTCTTGCAAAAGCTAAAAACTCTGCCTTAGATTTAAATTTGCCTGCTTCCAGCATAGAGATTACCGCCTCTTTGCCGTCACTGCCAAGTTTGGCAATGCCTTCACGTCCGCCGCTGCCGCCACTGCCGCTTCTGCCTTGCGGCCCGTATATAGCATTAACAGCATTGCGATAAGTTACATACTTGTCGGCGTCGCTGCCTGCCTGCTTGACAGCCCAGCTCATAGCGTCACTATAGCTTGTGCCGTTATTAAACATACTAAACAAATCACTCTTTATTCCTTCAAAAAGTTTGTTTTTCTTGTAGGTCTCTATTCTGTCATGGTCTGCCTTGATAGTGCGGTATTGCTTTATAATGCGGTCTTGCTCTTCCTGGCTCATAGGCCTAGTGCTATGCACCGTACCCATTCTCTTTACAACGCTGGTAGCGTATTCCTTAATGCTAGGCTCGTTCCCATGCTGCGGCGTATCCCAAGTGTTTCCCCATACGTCCGTTGTTTTACCACTTACCCAGCGTTGCGCATTAGTTTCTCCACTATACCATGCTACCGCCGCACCTGCTGCACCGTATTTATCATAGTATTGTTTTAACTTAAATCGTGCTACAATCTCTTGATTTTCCGGTGTCATTGCTGCGCCTGCTGGCAAGCCCGCTTCTTGGCTCCAGCTAGGCCAGTTACTAGGCAAAATCTGATACTTGCCGCTTGCGCCTGTACGGCCATTCTTGGCGTTATAATTGCCGCCGCTCTCTTGAATACCGAAAGAAGTTAGCAAATTCTCAAAATCATTACCGCTTTCGCCGCCGCTAAATCCTTTCATGCCTTCAAGTTCTTTGCGTACCGCTTCTTCATTGTCGCCATATTTAGCATACAAATCTTTAGCGGTATTTCTTTCAAAAGCGCTGCTCTCTTTATCGTATGCCACTTTCTCAAAAGCGGCTCTCTGATTGGCAGTAAGGTAACTACCGTACTTATCCATGATGTTACGCATAGTGCCATAATCTTCGTTGGTGATGCTTGCGCCGACGGCACTCGCTACCACCTGCCCAATGTTGGCTCTGCTCTTAGATTCGATAAACTCCGCCCCGCGCTTGCCGTATATAGCACTTGTCAGTAACTGTGTACGGATAATCTCATCTTGCAACGCCTGCGGATTGTTCCAGTTCTTCTGTACAAACTCGCAGGAGTTCTGAATATTATTGTCATAGCGCAAATCAGTGACTGCCTCTTTTTGCTTCTGCTCGTATTGGTCGACGGTCTGGAAGCCTTGCTGTGCGCTCTGATACATTAAATGGTCTAGCGCAAGCTGGTTCTTTTTGCTATGCAATTTAGTGTTGCTCAACACATCCTGCCTTGCCTTGTTTATCTGCTCCGTATAACTGCTGCTTGCACCGGCAGTGCCTTCTAATTTTGTATTCATGAGGCCGCTTTCGTCATTGTACATGATGTTATAGCGGCTCTTATTGAATATGTCCATAGCATTAAGGATAGACTGCTTGTCTTCATCTTCCTGCTGCGCTTCTACTGCTACTTCCCATTTGTTTACAGCCCCGGCAATAGCGGTAAGTCCCTTGCCACCGCTGCCATAAGCGTTAAGGTCACTTGACACTTTGACGGTTGCGCCGCTGCCAGCACCTAAATTGACGCTGCCTTGATAACCTGCAATCTTCATTCTGTACCTCCCTTACCAGCTCCATTTAGTAAAGCCTGCATTATCCATGAACGGGTTATTCTTCTTCGCCTGGTTGTAAAGATTAAAGCCGCTCATATTGCTAGCAGGAAGATTGAAATCACTGTTAGCATCATACCAATCATCACCGGCGGCAGTACCTGTAGTCTTATTGCCGCCAATCATGCCTTTAGAATAAGCATTTGCTGCCGCACCTACAAGCGTACTAAACATCTGCATTTTGCCATTAGCTTTAGCGTTCTTTGCCGCCGCATTATATGCGTTTGCCTGGTTGCGATAATTGACTTCGTTAACGTAAGTGCTCCACGCATCATTACGCTGATTCTGCAAGAGATTCATGCTGTCTTTTCTGTAAGCATCCTCACTGCTTGCAAGAATATCGCTAACACTGCCGTCGCTAGTTAGGCCGCTACTGCCTGCCGCCGCCAGCGCCTGTCCTCTTGCAAGCCTCATTCTATCGTTAAGTTGGCTCTGCTTCTGCGCATATGCTTCTGCCTGCTGCTCACGTTGGCGGCTCATAATAGCCGCGTTCTGCTGCGCAGCCTGCGCCTGCGCTTTATATGCCTGCTCCTGCTGTTTGGCCTGCTGATGTTGGCCGCTTAACTGCATAACAGTTTGCAGCCCCATTAAAACACTAAGTGCACCCATTACGTTCACTCCCCTCTATATGGAATATAAAACTGATAAAACTTTTTGCCGTCCCAACCTATTTTAGGTTCTGCCAGAAATATCGCTCCCAAGTGTCTTAAATAGTTAATGCTTGTGCGGTTCTTCTCATAGACAATATTGTGCAGCAGTCCATGCTGCCGCGCCCATTCATTTAATACTCTTTTGGCTTCCTTGAAAAGCAGGCTCTTTGTGTAACCATTGTAAAGTTCGTTCGTGCCTACCATCCAAATTCCGCGCCCTGGTGCGCCCCATTCCATAGTACCTTTGCCGAATATCGCAAGCAGTTTGCCGTCCTCACCACGGTACACCCTTGTTTCTTCGTCAAGCTTGATACTACCGATAAGCACAAATACCGGGTCACTGCTTGCTTCCAAATCTTCCTTATCGTGCGGCCGTATATCTTGCATAAGTTCTTCAATCAACGGCACGACATTTTCTTTTGATTTATTATCAAGGATTTCAACATTCCACTTCTTAGCCACCAAAAGACACCTCCCGCACTACCGCCAGCAAGTTAAAAGGATACGGCTCATCCGTAACGATAATCACTCTGCCTTCGTTATTAAAGCCGCCAATAGGCAAAGTCATATGCTTGTCACCGGTAAATAATTTAATATCGCTCACTGCGTCCTGCTCATCAAAGTTCATCAAGTCCATAGTATTTATATCCGGCCCGACCATGCCGCCAAGAGAATTACTTAAACGCAGGATGCAGTTACTAATCTGCTTTTTACGTCCTTGCATAGTGCCGTCACCCGTCTTAATTTCGACGTTTGGCAGTTCCACGATACTTCTATAGGGCAAGCCAATAAAAGCGTGTTGTACGGCCGCTGGGAGCGTCACAGTGCCGTCTTGGCTTACAGTCAGTCCGCTATACACTCTTCCGTCGCCGATAACAGCAACTTTTTCGCCTGCCAGCTCTGCCACGTCGATTTCCGTAGCCCCACTGCTCTTTTCAGCAGTGCTATACTCAATAGCATTATCAAGCATAATATAATCATCGGGGTTATTGCTCTTTGCAGGATTCTTTGCCAGATACTCGATATTGCGTACTGTCACGCCGTTTATCTCTCGTTGCACTACAAGATAAATAATATCTTCATCGCCTTCCTGCACCGCCGCCACGGCTTCAATCTTGCCTTGTGTTTCTATCGTCGACCAGGCATATACTTTCTGCTCCATGATGTAGGATAAGCAAGCCATAGTGCCGTCACTTCTCACAAAGTATATAGTGCTGTCGGGTTCCTGCTTGTACGCACTGTCAACAATCTGCACATTCTCTATGATATGCTTTGCCAACAATGTTAAGTCATTACCGCCGTAGCTGTCTGTTTCATAGCTATACGCCATATCCCTTACAGTGCTTCCGCGGCCTTGTACAAACACGATTCTGCCGCCAATCATCAGCGGTTCAACAGTGCTGCATCCACGTGTAGTCTGCATTTTCGGAACGGCTTTAGATGGTGTTACAGTATCACTGCCGCTTACTGTCCATTCGTTACCCGCAGTCAGAACAATCAAGTCAGTGCTTGCTATAAGGTGCAGAATCTTAAACTGCTTGCGACTTACAAACGCAAGTGCTACTGCGCTATCGTCAGTAACAGTGCCGCTGGCTTTTTCTACGCTGAAATTGCCGTAGTCGCCGGTTCTGCTCATCCATACCATGTAAGGCTGCTTCTTCGTGCCGCCAAAACATAGTCTGTCCTGGAAAAAACAAAGTGTTTGCGGATAGCCAAATTCTTCACTCCATGCGCCCCATAAGAAATTAGTTGTCATATCTGTTGAGCCAAGCTCTTTTTCAACATGGGCTTTAGCTGTACTGTCGCTAGTAATTTCAGTAAGCTTTACAACGCCTTCCGCATTGTAGGCCATTGCTGTTAAATCAACAGTGCAAGTACCGCTAGTTATAGTACATACCGCCCTTAAAAACACCGGCTCTGTTACGCTGCCGCTTTCGGACGGGTTATAATCATCTTTAGATGTATATTTTCTGTATTCCTTCCAGCTTTCTCCATCGTCGCTTTTTTCTATAGCAAAACTGCCGCTCCAGGTTCCGTGACTGATAACCTTCCAATTTTCGCCTACGCGCACTCTTTCAGTATTGCCGTTGCTGGTAGATACAGTCTTGCTTGCAATCTCTTGTTTGAGCTTAATGAACGCACCGGGCTTGTTGCTAGCAAAAATATTCTTATTGCTCTTTAAGGTAATATCACCTTGTGTTCCCGAAGGTGTCAATTCTTTGTTGCCGGTATACAAAATCTTTACCCAGCCATTAGCACCCGCTGTTGGCTGAGTTTCACTGCTGCCCAAAAAACTTTTGCCGTATCCGCCTGCTCCTCCGTTAGCACCATTGCCGTAGCTCGTTCCGTCCGGAGTATTCGGTTCGCCTTTTCTGCCGCCAGTGCCGCCACCGCCGCCTTTTGCTATCATACCAAACGCAGCGCTACTTGCACCATTACTTCCACTAGGCGCAGAGTTGCCTCCATTGCTCCCCGCTGCGCCGCCACCACCAACAGATATTGTGTAGCTCGTCTCCTTGTTTAAAGTCAAAGTCTTAATAATACGTTCCCCGTTGCCGCCCTTACCGCCTGTGATATATATAAGACGACTTGAATGTTCGCCGCTTTTCACTCTGTATTTGGCGGCACCCCCGCCGCCACCACCACCGCCAGATATATCAATCTGATATTCACCGGTAACAGTCGGTTGAAATTGGTAAGTGCCGGGTGACGTATAGCTTATGCCGCTATAACTTTCAAGTGAGTTTGGCTCATCAAAATACATATCCGTAATTTCAAAATCAGCAAACCGCCAGTCAGTGTCTGAATATCTTGCAAGCTGTTTTACGGGATATTTGCCGCTGGCGATAAACATAGTATCTGCGCTTTGAACAAATCTCAAATCTTGCAGCATATCTGCCGTGTACGGTGTCATAACTTCTATGTTTATATAAAGTCCATTCTTATGCACTCTTATATATTTCTCGCCAATCTCCAAAAGATAGTCGGTGCTGTCTGCGCCGTTGAACGGTACCAAGATGCACGCTTTATCGTTATATTTCGTTCGTGCCATATACTTCATGCCCGGTCTGCGATAAATAGGGCCGTGCGGCTTGATAAGGCAGTTATAGGCTTGCAGTACCGCAAACTGGTACTTATCTAAATCGACGCGGTTGGCAACTTCGGCGCTGATTTCGCCGCCGGTAAATGCAGGCTGCAATAAATAATAAGGTGTTAACCCACTAGCCATAATTACGCCCTCCCGTCAAAGTATTTACTCGGGTAGTCCGGCAATTCTTTCTTTTCGCTTGCCGTGGTATACTTCGCTTTCTGTAATGCCGCCATTGCAAGCTGATACTGTGTCTGCTGCAAGCCGCTGTTGCCGGTCAGTTGTACGCAGATATTAAACGCCAGCATATGAGTAAACGCGCTCAAAAAATCACTTGAAAACATTTCCACGTCGTCAACATCATAGGTATATTCAAGCCACGCAGCAGGGATATTGCAGCCTATACCAAGCACGTTGTCACTTGCCATATATAAGTCCCACTCTTCCTGCTGCTGTTCGCCTGCCCTTATCATTGCGCCGGTGTCAGCGTCAAATATCTTGCGCACAGCAAGGCACTTTTCGGGGTAGGCGTAAACGTGGGACCAGTACGGAGATTCAATGCTAAGTTCTGCCAGCTTGCTCACGCGCTTTGCAAATCCCCAAGTGTAGCTTCTCAATAGCTCTTTACGTGTGCTATCGTAAAACAACTTGCATTGTCTTCCCTGTTCCGACTGCTCATCTATATTGCTTATACGGCCTTTGGCGATATGAGCCAGTGCCATATTACATACATCGGTAATGTTAAGCATTTTAACTATTCCTCCTTGATTATTAAAAAAGGGAAGAGCTTATCGCCCTCCCCTTAAAGTACTAAATCAGCCCGGCCAGTTCGGAACAGTTTCAGTCAAGCCAGCAGTCAGTTTGCCGCCGCTTGCGCCGGTAACAGTTAGTCTGGAAAAAGTCTTCATGCCATACGGCAATTTAGCCGCAACCAAAATGCCCTTCTTGCTGGCGGCAAGAGTATAAGTTGCAACAACGGTTTTAGTGCCGAAGCTTTCGCTGTCGGAAGTTTCCAGCGCCGCAGTGATAGTACCGCTAGTAGCTAAGGCGGTCGGCGCAGTGATAACAAGAAACAACGGGTCGGCCGCATCACCGCCGCCAACGTTCGCAATTACATTGCTGGTCAAGGAATTGTCCATGTACATATTTTGCTGGTCAAAAATCATTGTTATTCACTCCTTCCGGTTATTGTACTGCCGCTTCGGTTTCGCTTTGGCAGTCAAGTTTCTTAATCTGAATACCTGCAAGGTACAGTTTAGGCGGCGCGTCCATAAAGTCCTGGCGGGTAACATGAACATTGTTCTTGTTGTTCAGATAGCACTCCAGCCAAGAGTATACGCCGTCAGATACATACGCAACCGGCGCTTTCGGGTCTTGCAGACGGTTCTTTGCGAAGATGAATTTATTCATCAGCTCACGTTGCGCACTGTCAGTCAAAGAGTTAAGCTTTTGGACATCAATGTTGCACACGCGCACAATAGAACGAACATTTTGTACTGCTAAGCCGCACTTCCAAGAGTACAAGGTCTGCAATGCACGAAACGGCTTGTTGTTCTCGTCGTACACATCACTTTCGCCCAAGTCCTCAGTCTTCAAGCCTGCCTGGGTGCCTTTAGGATATACACCCATTACACGGCGGTCGCCCCAGTCTACGAAGTAGATAGAAGCATTAGTGTTAGTGCCAGGAGTACCAGCGGAAATCACCTGATGGCCCGGAGTGCCTTTGCCGCCGTCGGTCAAAGTATTGTAGCGTACCGCAATACCATTGAAAGTGTCCGGGTCTTCATCTAAGTTGCCGTACAAAAATTGACGTGCGACGTATTGGCCCATGCCTTCTACATGTGCATCGTCCTCTGCCATACGGAAAGCCTGCGGATTCGGTTTGCCGGAAAGCAATTCAACGTCCACGCAGGAACGGTCCTCCAAGTGCATACATACATCAATGCGCTGCTTTACAGTGCCTTTAGTCGGAGAAGTACCGCGGTTAATACGACGGATAGACGGAGAAGGCAGGCTGGCACGAATAGTAGTTTTAGTACCAATCGGCAAATCGCCTTCCATCCACCGAATATCTTCCATAATAGGATTGGATTCGTTAAGCACTTCCATAACGCGGTCAATAGCGCCTTGCGGAGTTAAATACTTTCGTAAGTCACTCATAGTTTGGGAGTAACCAATAGTAGCCATAGTTTCATCATCCTTCCTGTTTTTCAATTAAAAGTTAATAAATTATTTGTACCTGCTCCAGTCGGTTTTCGGGTACATGTTTGCTGCAATGCCTTGCGCAGCGTTTAAGCCTTGTGCGCCGTTTTGTGCAGCCAAGCCGGGGTCCTCGCCAAGCAGTTCGCCAAGTTTCGCAAATGCTCTCACGATAGCAATTTGATTGCCTGCGCCAGTAATTTCTAACGCTTCACGCACGTTCAAGCCCGGATACATTGCCTCCAATTTACGGCAGGCAGTATCGCAAAGGCCCTGTACTTTGCCCAAGTCTGCGCCCAGTGCCGTTTTAGCTTCGTCACCCCATTTAGCAATTTCTTGCGCACGGAGCTGTTCTACGCCTTGCACTACACGGCTTGCATACTCTGTGCCGTACTTTGCAAGTGCTCTTGCCTGGTCATTGCTAAGGTTCATGCCTTTAATGACATCTACAAAGCGTCCTTGCTCATCAGCACTAAGCTCATAGCCTTCCGGCATTTCTACTCCTGCAAAGTCATAATTCACTGTGCCGGGCTGCTGTTGTACTGTGGTATCGGGTTGCTGCTGTGCGCCTTCGCCGTTCACAACTGTGTTTTCGCCGTTCTCGCCCATTAGTTATTCCTCCTTGTTGTTATCTACATATTCCACTGCCAGCTCTTGTAGCTTTAGTTGGAATTCTGCATACTCCATTTCAGCCTGCTGTTTAAGCTCTATGCCTTGCAGCCCAAGTGCTAAAATGCTTTTGATAATGCCTAAGCCTACGTCGCGGCGGCCTTCGTTATAGAAAGTCTTGCTGTTGCCGGTAAAGCACATAGAGTTTACTTTGGTCACATCAAGCATACGCATCAAGAACCAGCGTCCGCTTTCACTCCCCAGCAGGTCAAGTAGGGCCTCTTTATCCCTTCTTGCCTGCTCTCTTACCATGTACTCTGTCAGCAGTGCTTGCTTTCTATCCTCGCCGGTATTGGATTTATATTTAAACTGCTCGCTCATTATTCCCAACCTCCCGGCACGCCTAGCCAGCTTGTAATAGCCGGATTGGAATCATTCGCCGCCGCAGTAAGATTTTTGGCCGCCTCTGCCGCAGGAGCCGCAGCCTGTGCCATTGCCAAGCCTTCCTGCATTTCCTGCTGCCGTTGCATTTCCTGCTGCTCTTGTTTGAGCATTTCTTGTACTTCTTCATCACTGCGCAATGCCATCGCAGGCACGCCAAGCATTTCAAAGTATTTTGTAATAGCACCCAACGGGTTAATCTTCTTCGTAACTTCTGGCCATACTTGCGCCATCTGTCCGGTTTGTGCTATCGCCTGTTCGATATTCACAAGTCCGCTCATCTTCTGCGCCTGCGCCAAAGGTGAAATATAGTCCACTTCTACATCCTCTTCACTCAAAATGTCTTGTAGTTCTTCCGGTACCGGTGGGAATCCACCGCTTCTGTCGATGATGTTATATACACGTTGAAGAATCAGTGTTAAGAATTCATCCTGCAATCGCTCAACCACCGGGCCTAGCTGTTGCAGTTTTTCCTGCGTTCTCTCCATAACCTCTCTAGCAGTCATGCGGCTATTATCAAGGTTATCTAACATCAAGAACAAATCAGCACTGTATGCTCTCTTTATAGCATCCTCAACGCGAATAATTTCTTCCTGCGCGTCCTTCAAGTCAAGGTCAACCGCGAACAAAGGCTTAACCATATCTTGCGTCTGGTCATCTACGGCTGTTAGACCGCCAGGCATCAAGTTAATACCGCCGTTATTCATAAGGCTTGGACTGCCTTGCATCGGCGGCTTTATCTTTAACTCTATTGCTGTGAGATAATCTTTTTTCAGCAGTTGCAGCATTTTACTGTCGCCTTCTGCAAACCACGCAGGACCTCTTGCGTATGCCTCATTGCCGCTGACAAGATAACGCGCTACCGGTACTGCTTCTTCTTCAAAGCCGCCAACATACAAGTATTCGTCACTCTCTGACTTTTCCAACCAGTACACGCTTCTATACGGCATATTCAGTCTGTCCATGTAGCCAGGCAGCTTATCACTGTTAGGCTCTACCATCCAGCAGACTTTATACTTCTTAGTAAGATTGGTCTGATTGTCTAACAGTCCTTTCAGATTGTCGGGCAAAGCGTCTACGCCGAAGCAGTCTGCTAGCTGCTGCAAAGTCATATCGTACTTTCTTGCAAAAGTAGTTACCTTGCCGAAGCCATCTGCTTCAAGTGCATAAGTACCGATTGTCATTGTCTGAAACCTCACGCCGTTTTCTGCGTCGTAGAATATAGCCATCGGGCACTGTCCAAAAGGCAATTCCAGATATACAGTATGGATGCTGTTATAGAAGTTGCTCTTTGCAAGCACGCTTGATACAATCTCTTGTCTTGTGTCAAGCACCTTCATAGCCTCAACATTCGTATTCAGTTCCGGCCGTCTATATGCAAATCTGAACCACTGGCGGCTCGGCGGTGTAAGTCCGCTCATAACGCCAGCAGCGAATACCTGTGCCGCTCTCCAAGCTACCCCGTGCACAATCTTTAAGTCACGTCTGCGTGCGGGATTGGTCTTGTCTGCCGTATCGTCAAACTCTCCGACAAATGGGAGCTGATAATCTCTTATCTCTTTCCATCTGTCTACCCAATCTCGCCTATCCTCGTACATGCTTTTAAGCTTACGCACCAAACGTTGGCGGTCTGGCAAGTTCTTTTTCAGCGGCACCCCGTCACTAGGAAGTGTTCCCTGTGGCTTGCTCGCCGCTATCGTTTGAAAGTTCATAAGCTGTTACCTCTTAGCCTAAAGTATTACGGCCGCCCTCGCCGCCACTAGCAATAGTGCTTGTCTGCGTAGATGAAAAGCCTCTGCGTTTCTTCTTGTTACTGTCGCTGCCGGCCGCAACTTCGCTGCTTGTCGCAACGGTAGTCGGTGCCGGGTCCACCTTTTCAATAGTCGGCATATTACCACCGCCGAATAATTTTGCAATACCACCCATTTTTAAATCGCCCCCATAATTGAATATTCTGTGTTGCACATCAGCACTTTAGGCTTTCTATCGTCAAACCCTAATTGCCTTAATGGAACCTTCCTTGCAAATGTTAGTGCTAGGCCGTCTGCAAGGTCCGGTGAACGTCCTAGCTTTTCTTTTATCTCCTCTTTAGGCGTTAGTATTAAACGCCCATTCTTAGAGTACTTGTAGTGAATGACAGCAAGCTCCTCTCTTAGTCCAGGTTCATCCGGCAAAGCTCCGCCATCTTCTATCCAGTCTTTCAGTTTGAAGTACATCTCTGCTCTGATATTCTCATAGCGCTTATTCTCTATCGCCGCACCTTGAAATGGTATCTCTCTCAAAGCCGTGTACCCCATCTGCCGTAATCTGTCGACTACGCCAGCACCCATGTTGCCAACGTCTATAAAGGTCATATCTGCCTTATTTTCATCCATTGCCAAAGCAATATAATCTGCCGTCTGCATCGTGTTCAGCTTCTTATAGATTCTCGGCTTAGCATATGCCATTAAACCCTTACGCCGCCATATGCACGTTCTGTCATCGCCAAAGCGCGCTATATCAGCGCCTTGCACCAGCGGCATATCATAGGGAACATCCTTTTCTGTCAGCTCTCTACTGAAAGCCTTATCTAGTTCCTCCAGGCTGAAAAGCTCGTTGATTGCCGATACGCTAAAGTCACACAAATACTCTTGTCTGAATTCTACCTCCGGCATATCCTCTTTCAGTTCTTCTATGCTCTTTGCGTCTAAGATGCCGCTATCGTACACGTTCGACAAATACGCAAAGTAACGCTTATTCGTCTTGGCCTTCTTGTACATCTCATAGAAGTTGTTCTGCCCCTTGGGTGTACCGATGAAATAGCAATAGCCTTTTCTGTCGCCGTTCTCTATCGCAGGTCGGATTATCTGCGTCCACATCTCCGGCTTCATATCCGAATACTCGTCAAGTATTACGCCGTCCCAATATGTACCACGTAATGCGTCGGGGTTATTCGCACCAACGATATATATTCTCGCTCCCTGCGCTCCAGGTACTTTACTGGGGAATTCAACATACTTTTTAGTTTCATTCACCTTGATGCCCTCTATGACGCTTGTGTAATACTTCAATGGTCCCCATGCAATAATTTCCATCTGTGCACTGAACGGACCTACCAAAGCATACTGCGGGCTGATTAAGTCACTCTGCAAAGCATCCCTTATAAGGTGATTCACCATTCCGATGGTCTTACCAAAGCGGCGGTGTGCTACGATTACTGCAAAGCGGTGTCTGCTTAATTCCTTATGCAGCACCTTCGCCCATGCAGGTCGTGGAGTATACGGTATCTGTATTACGTTTTCCATGTTTACCCCCTTGAAAAAATCGTTTTGGTAATTTTTGGTAGTTACCTCCCCCGGCGGCTGCGAAATTTTTGGGCCCCACCCCCACTCAATGTCAGTGGGAAAGGCAAGAACCAAAATCAATTTTTGCGAAAACCCAGGGAAATCACCAACGCCAGCGCCGCCAAACAACCAATCAGAACCCACGCCAAACAAAAATAAAAACGTGGTAGGCCTGCCGCATGAGCCACGCAGGAACGGCCGCAGCATATGCCAGGTAAACGCCTGCCGCCAACATCTGGAGGAGCCAGCTAATCAGCAGCAGCAGGATAATATTTTACGTCCGATAATAAGGATTATGTTAAAAGCTCTATCTATGTTTATGTTTTGGTAGCATCTTCTGAACAATCGTTTACTATCACTGCATCATCTGCCGCGCCCCAATGATACACAGCCGGGCCCTTGTTAGCGTGCGTCTGCTTGTCAAACGCGCCTATACTATCAGCATATAGCTTTGACGCGGCTAGCTTATCCTTGTTGCTGGCCTTGTTGTCTGACATTATCTTGAGCCAATAGGCCTGCAGGTCCTGCACAGCCAGGACGGCCACGGCTGCGCCCTGCTGTTTGAGCAACGCCGCACACTCCTCTAACGTCTGCGGCTGGGTGACTATTGCTGGCGGTCTGCCTCTTGTCGGTGTATTTGTGTTGTTTAATAAACTTTTAATCTTAAACATTTCTATCACATTCTCGTTACAATCTCTGTAACTGTATATACAATTAATATTATCAATAATGACAATCAGTAAACAATACATAAACAATACATATTGAAAAGATAATCATTATTTACCAGAAAAGACAATAAAAAAATGATTAACAAAATCCATCTGTCAATCATCAATTAAATTATATTTATTATCTTGCTATAAATTATATGCCTTAAAAAATGCTATTAAGTCAATGATACTTTTTTAAATCTTTGTGAACGTCCTCAATCTATAATAAATGTTGTTAAATAAAAAAGAACGGCCGCACGCTGAACATCTGCCAGCGTGCGGCCGTTGCTACTCTTATAATGTTGTTATTTACCCTCTGCGGGGCTGCCGTCGCTATCTGCTGGCGGCGCGGGGAACGTCAGAACGGCGCGCCCGGCATCATCTACAAACGCCAGGCGAACGCCGCAGGCCTGCGCTATCCTGGTTAAATCCTGCGCGGTAAAGCTGCCGCGGTTATATTTGTTGCTCAATGCCTGCGGCGTGCTAAGGCCTAGCGCCTGCGCCAAATCCGCGCGGCTCAATCCTGCGAGCTGCACGGCCGCCTTGATAATTGGTGTAATCATGTTTTTAGCCTCCTTTTTTGCTTATCTACATTATATAACCATAGCCGCAAAAAATCAAATCAAAAAAGTTAAAAAATAATCAAAAAAGGTATTGACAAACTAATCAAAGGCGTTTATAATATACTCAACAAAGCAAATAAACTAATCAAAACCGAAATCGATATTTTAGGAGGCATGAAAAAATGAAATTATTTACAAGCATTATCCTAGGCGGCGTTCTGCAGGTCCTGGCCGTTAGCGCCAGCAGCGCGGAATACATCAACCCCGACACCGCGAACAACTTTCAACTTTTTTTCTGGTATTTGGATAACGGCGGCCTGCATGTTGCTTTAACCCAAACAGCCGCTAACCTGGGATTTTATGGATTGGCTACAATGATAGCTGCATTTTAAGGAGGTAGAAAAAATGACGTATCAAGAAATCATGCACACATTGGACGGCGCGGCTAAAGTCCTTAGCGATTACAGCGCCCCTTATAATCTGATAGAGGCGACAGCTGCCGCCCTGGTTGACCTGCATAACGCTTACTGCAGTGACTGCAACTTGCCGGATGATTATATTTATGAGAACGATGAAGAGAACATCCGCCAGCTGCTGCCAACCGACCCGCTGCAGGCCTTTTACAACGGCCGTATGACTGCCAACGACTACAGCCCGTCGGACGCATGGTTATATTTAGACGGATATAGAAACATTATATCATGCACAAACGGTACTTTGCTTGAAAATGTTATTTATTTGTCAGATTTGGCCGGCTGGCTTGATGACAAAGAGGCAGAAGAGCAGCAGGAATTATTAGAACCGATTGAAATTTTGGTTGCTGTAAGCTGATGACAAGGGCGAAAGCCCTTGTAAAGCTGCCGGCGGCGGTTCAAAGCCCGCGCCCAGCCGAAAGGAGAGAATAAAAACATGACTTTTGAAAAGTATAACGCCAACCCCGAAAATAAGAATATCGGTGATTGCTCAATCCGCGCAATCTGCACGGCAACCCCGTTAACCTACCAGCAGGCTAAAAAGCTGCTGGAAACAAAGGTATTTGAAAGCGGCGCTGCATGGAACACCGTGAAGAACATCACCGCCGCCCTGGCTGACCTGGGAATTGAAGTTAAAGCCGCCAGCCGCGAAACAGTCAACAGCTTTACAAAGCATTGCGACACCGGCGCCAGCTACGTTGTTTTTGTAGCAAAGCACGCCGTAGCCGTTGTTAACGGCGTTATCTATGATACATGGGACAGCAGCCGTCGTTTTGTAAAATTAGTTGCCAAAGTCAGCCGCGAGAAATTCGCCGAATTGAAAGCCAAATACAACCCGGAACCTAAAAAGGAGGAAAAGAAAATGGACTGGAAAAAGATTTTTGCCGCTTGCGAAACAATCGAGGAACTGAAAAAGGCGTTTAAAAAAGCCTGCATGAGCTGCCACCCCGACAAGGGAGGCACGGCCGCCGAATTTAAGGCAATGAGTGCAGCGCACGACAAGCGCGCCGCCGAACTTGCCGAAAGCGAAAGCCGCCAGGAGTGGCAGCGCAACAAGAAAGCCGACGGCACTTATAAAACAGCCGCCGAAATCCTGGCCGAACAAGCGGAATTCGCCGAAATTCTGGCCGTGCTCATGGGCTTGAAAGGCCTTGAAATCGAGATATGCGGTAATTGGTTATGGATTGGCGGCGAAACGAAAGCCGCCAAGGACGTTTTGAAGGAAGCGGGCTGCAGATGGGCCAGCAAGAAAAAATTATGGTATTGGCACGCCGGGGAATGGGTGAAGAAGGTCCGCCGCACGTTGAGCATGGACCAAATCCGCGACCTGCACGGCAGCGAGTTTTTAAAGTACCGCCCGGAAACGCCCTTGTTACAATAAGCCGAAACGCCGCCAGCGCGGCGGCGTATATCGGGGACTGGCCGCCCCGGTACTGATGAGGCAGGCCAAAAAATGAACCTTGAAAATTTAAAAGGGAGGACATAAACAATGAATAAAGCCGAATTATTAGCGAAAGCTATAGAAACGAGCCTGGCAGCGGTAGAACCGCGCCGCGCGTTATGCTGGCGTTTATGCCGCGAACACGTGGCACGTATTACACCGGCGCAGACCGTGGCCGACCTGGCCAACCATTTCGCCGCCGAATTTTTCGCGGCAGAAGCGGTAAACGCAGAAGCGCAGGCCGTTTGTCGCTGCTATATCGCATATACCGATATTTTCAAGGCGGAAACGCGCGAGAAAAGCGCACGGCTGGACCCCATCCGCGACGCCATCCGCGCCGCTGGCTATTCAAACGGCTATGACCCCACCACTTTAAGTTATGACGTTAACAAGCGCGAGCACATTTGTGCAAGCTTTACCGTTGGCCCGTGGGGGCAGTCCGGTGACTGGCGCAATCGTGTTTTAAACGGGGACTACATGCGCGACGAGCTGAAGCGCCTGGAAAAGCAGGCCAGCGGAAAGACGCCGGCCGAAATCATAAGCGACGCAGAAGCGGCGGCCGCTGCCTGGCTGATGTTGAAAAAGCAGCAGGCAGCCTATCAAGAAAACATCTGTATTTTGCGCAGGATGCTTTCGGTTGTCACCTTTGACGACTGGAACGACTGGAAGGTAAACGCTTATTAAAAGGAGGTTGAAGCAATGAAACGTGAAGAAGCGTTGAATTTGCTAAAAAAAATTGAAGCGTACCGCAAACAACCGGCGATGCACGAGGCGGAACACGATATTACATGCCGCATCATTGCCGCTATGGTTGCGGAAGCTGCAGGCTACAAAAGCCGCAGTGAATGGACGGCAGAAATTAAGGAGGCTTTAAAGTGAAGCGAAAGAAATTTTATCAGCTTGACGGAGTGTGTCGTAATAGTCATAATCTTATTATTGACCTTGCGAATAATTGCAGCGTTGCAATTTACGGACCGAAAGTGTTCTTTGTTTGCTGGTTCTTCACCGGCAACCCCGACCGCATGTATAAAGCGGAAGTATACGGAACCAGCGTAAGCAATTTTTATTTAGACCGTTGAATCAGCATTTTAAACTATTCAAAAACAAGCCCCAGGGCAAACGCCCTGGGGCTTTTCTGTATCCTATAAATGCGAGCAGGCTATATATTTTTGAAGTCGAAATGTTTTACAGGTATAATCCTAGGGCTGCCATGATTGGAACACGTGGCGGCCCTTTTCTGCGCGCGTGGCACATACTTTAGGGAAGCGAAAAGCAAAAAAGCCCGGCAGCACCGGGCTTTATAGCAAGCATTTTCTTAATGTTTGGAAGCGGCAGCGCCTGCCTTTAGCCTTCTTTCTTCTGTTCCGCCCTGGCCTTTTGAAAACTGTTCGCGTTTATATCAATCCGAATCAATCCTTCTTGAATCGCCAGCATCAAGAGACCGTCAATAAACGAGCGGCGGCGAAGCGCGTAAACCTGCGGGCTAATCTCATCAATTACAGAAATTTTGCGGACCGTCCAATGGTATACATATCGGTGCTGAATCGCTTTATAAGACTTGTCCCCAAAGCGCTGCCGAAACAGAAGAAGCGAACGTTCGATGACATCCAGCCATTTTTCCGGTTGGTAAACCAAAAACGCCTGCCCAAGATAAATACAACGGACCGCGGCAAGCGGCGTTACCGCTTGAATCGCGAGCCGTGCCGTAGAATCTCCGCCGGTTCTCATATCAAATTCCAAGCGTTCCGCCCTCTGCTGCATCCTGGCGGAAACAACCGCTTTACCAATCGCGTTTTTTGCAAAGAGTAAGCTTTCTGCATAATCTGCGGCTTCTGCGTAGTCCATTTTCTTTACCAGTCCACATCATCAAGCGGGTCTTTCCGTTCCTCTTTCGGAGAATACGGCGCTGTATTTTCTGCAATTCTGACACATTCCAAATGCTCCATCAGCAAGTAGCTTGCCTTAGAGTTTTTGCCGTTTCTGTCCACATATAAATCAGTCTGGAAGCGGCCGCCCACAATAACTTGCGAGCCTTTTGTAACAAAATTGCTGATATATTTAATCAGTCCAGGCACAAAGCAGCGGCAAGAAATGTAATCGTAAACGCGCTTATTATCTTTATCTCGATATTGGCGAGCACACTGTATTTCCAAAGTGCATACCTCTTTGCCGTTCTTCATAACTTTTGCATCCGGTTCAAATTTTACCCAGCCAAGTATCAAACAATTATTCAACATTATAAATTTTCACCTCAACCTTCGGAATATCACTATATTTTTTATAAACTGTAAGCTTAACAATCTGCTTATCATCCTTATAGACAATACCAGATATAGAATCAAGAATAATTTTTGCGACGTTATCAACATCCGGCTTTTTGATTGGCAGTTGCAAGCCGTTTAAAGCCTGCTCCTTGAATTTTTTTGACTTGCTGGCAGGAATACCCACGTCAGCTATTATCTCAACGCCCAGGGGCAATTCCGTAAGCGTCAGCCCTATATTTTGCATCGCTTCACTGGCTAACAGTTTGACGTAGGCTTTATAGTTGCGGCTTTTCTCCGGGTCGTATGCTTTTACAAATCCGCCATGAGTAGAAAAGCGAGGCCGTCCCTGCGCCGTCGGTTCGCCTGGAATCGTAAATGTTAATTTCATTTTTCTGCATCCTCATTGCTTTTCTGTACTGAATTGCCAGAATTAAGCTCATTTTGTAAATTGCGAAAAGCTTTAATGCTTTTGTTTGCAGCTGCGATTAAAGCACTATCAAGGCAAGGCCCCAGACTATATGTTTCTTCGTCCTCTTCCTTTGCCAGCTCCGCCATATATAAGCCAATCAGACTGTATAGTACTGCCTGCGAGGCTTTGTTACCTTGATTTGGTCGGTCACTAAATAGACGCGGTTGCTACGCCTACAGCTAATAACTGTTGTTTTCGTCCTTCCTTCTGTTTTCATCGCTCTCTCACCCACTTTTTGGCAAACAGTCGCAGGTAATGAATATATCCGTTATCACTCAACGGCTTAACATCTTTACGCACTTTAGGCTTTAAAACTGTCGAGATGGGGCAACCATCCACGATTAACCCTGCACCTTTTTCCTTGCATGTAGCCTTGATTTCGTCTATATGTTTGCTGTAAAGCTCCTGCGGAATAAAATAATACAACCCTTTAACGTCTGGGTGGTCGTGATACTTATTTTTCTTTTGGTCTGCTCTAAAATCAGAAATACTGATTTTAACTTCGACCTCATAAAGATAATAGCTTTTAGTGATGTACAAGAAGTCTGCTTCATAGTACCATTTGTATCGGTCTTGCCGTTCTCCGCCGTCCCACACCTTCCAGTACTGGTCCATTATGATATTCGGACCGCAATCTAAGCCGCGCTCAATGCCGTATAAGCGCCCTAAACGTGAGCTAAGACTATCTTCTGTAGTCTTTGCTGTTGAGAGTGTCCCATTGGAGAGAGTACCCGTACCCCCCCACTTCAAGCAGCAGCCGTGCGAAGTCAAATCCGTTTCCAATGCTAAGTAAATTTTTAACATTTTCAACGAGTAGCCATCGGGGTCTATCTTCTTGCCTACGGCCGGCAAGCAGTCGCATAATTTCGTAAAACAATCCGCTTCGCTCACCTTCTTGCAGGCCTTTTTGCTTGCCTGCGACGCTGATGTCCTGGCATGGGAAGCCGAAGCACCAGAGGTCTGCGTCGGGTATGTCATAAGTTCTAACTGTTCGTACATCGCGGCTTTCCCACTCTCCTTCCGTATCGTACATAGCTTTATACGCCGTTCGTGCGTACTTATCAAACTCGCAGAAGCCGACGCATTTATGCCCGGCTTGCTCTAAGCCTAAGCGTATACCGCCTATTCCTGCGAAAAAATCTACAAAGTTCATTTCTGCCTCTCCCTCGCTCCGCATTTCTCCGGCGTATTACTACACCTCTTACAAGGTCTGTCGCATTCACAACAGCAGATGTGCAACAGAGCGCTTATCGTGCACTCCGGGGCAACAGCCTTGCAGAACCACTTCGGCTTAATACGTGCTTCTATCACGCTTGGCAGGCGCGTTAGCCTTGCGTCTTTGGGTGCTACTGGGCGCGACATTATACCCGCAACCTGTTGTTTGCACTCCAGACGGCCGCACGATTTGACTTTACCTTGGTTGAAGTCGTACACGCTCACTTTTTTCTCCTTGCCGCATTGGCATCGGCACAAAAAGTATCGGTGGTTATTTGTTGTGCCGGTGACGATGTAATCTTTCACCGTCAGTGTACCGTACTTTGTGCCAATCCACTTGTTCCAATCGTGCAGTTTGCTCATGCCATTACCTCCAACACAAGCTCATCACCTTGTTTTAATAATTTGCTTTTGCAAGGCTCGTTGTGCTGGCAGGAATAATAATAATCGTTCATGTAGCATTGCAGCAGGCGGAAGTGTTTCTCAATGCTTGCATCACTCAATCCAATTTGGCGCCCATATTCAAACACAGCCTTGCTTTTCGGCATATACTGCGGGTTAATTCGGTGGTTTGCCAGCCTCTTACCCATCCAGTGCAGCAACATAGTGTTAATTTCAGTGCTGAGCGGCTTACTCTCGCTCAGTTTTTCCATGTTGCAACGCTTAATATTCTCTTGCACATATGCTTCTTCCGCCTGCTTCAAGGCCGCCTGCATCAGTGCCGGTGAAATGACATTCACGTTAAGGCCGTCAGCACCGCTTAAAGTCAGTGCTATTTGTTCCGCTTTCTCCCAGCGTTCAAGGCCTATATTTTGCTGGTTGAAGATACTCGCCCAAAGGTTGACTGTCTCTGAGAGTATTCTTTTCGCTTCTTCCAGGCGGTCAAAGCCTTGCCGCATATCCTGCGGCATCCGCTTACCTGCCTGCTGCAGTTTGATGATCGTCTGCGCTATTCTCTGCTGTGTCGGCATCGTTTTCTTCGCCTCCGTAAAGTTCGTTCACCAAGTCCATTCCGGTATAACCATTCCTGCCTTGCTTCTTGCTGTTGCCGCTGGCGTAGTTTCTGGCCACCGTCTGCACGTAGCTAAAATTCCTGGCTCCATGTTCGACGGCTGCTATAATACCATGTTCAACAGCAGCTTCGCCAACCTCCGCTAACAGGTCTTGCAGTTTTTCAGCAATCAATCCAGTTATCGGCATAATATTCTTTTCCCACAAGGAAAAAATTTCTGTGCGACGATTTTTGTCGTCATCGTCATTTCTTTTAGGATGATGATAATCATCCTTTTCTTTATCTCTATACTCTATACTCTTATCTCTATACTCTGTCGGACATTTTGTCCCCTCTTCGTGGGGACATTTTGTCCCCGAAAGTCGGGACATTTTGTCCTCACTTTGCGGGACATTTTGTCCTTTTTTATTTTGCCGTTGTGTCTTTTTCTTAGTCGCTGATTCTGACGCACTGCCACTACCGGTCATGTTAGCAACCTCCGGCAAGTAGCTTTCGCCTTTATCGTTCTTCTCAATAAGGCCAATTTGTTCAAATAAAGCAAGCGCACTTTCGACGATTTCAATATCAAATTGCGTCTGTTTAGCGATTGATTCAGCAGTATGCTGAATAGTCATTTTGCCGACCTGCCGTACAAGTACGCCGTCAGTTTTCAGTGATTTCAAGCACAGTTTAAGGTACAAGAGTACGTATTTTTCGCCGTTTTCCTGGTCCTCTAGCCACTCAACAACATCACTTTCAAAGAAGTTTTCGTTGAGCTTTAACCAATAATACCTGCCAGCCATGTTTTACTCCTCAAAGTATGTCGGTACTTCGTACACCATTTTATTGTTCTTCCGGTATACTTTGATTCTTCCGTCCTTCTTGCAGAACTTCAAAAATCTATACCAGCGTTTCGGATTGCTTTTTCTATGCGAATACATAGAAATAAAATGAAGTCCCACAGCTCCCTTGATAAGCTCAAAGAATAAGTCGAAAGCATCCGGCTTTGCTTCTTCTAAATCGTCCGCAAATTTGTTGCTGTAGCCAAAGTGTCCTTCGCCTACAAGAACTATTGCTTTGCTTTTTTCGCACGGTGTCGCTTTTACATTCAACATTTTGTCCCACCCCTTTCAAATTTTTAGGGGACATTTGGTCCCAAAGTTGGGGGACATTTTGTCCCCGCTTTTCGGGACATTTTGTCCCCAATGTTTTTTTATTATTTCATGCTTGCTTCAATTTCTTCTGCCGTGAAGATTTCACCGGTAACAGTATCAACCTTGCCGCCCTCTGTAAGCTCCTGCGCTTGCTCTGTAGCGTTCTCTGCGTCAACGTCGATGTATTCAGCCTCGCCGGTTTCTTCGTTGAGCACAGCGGCTTTTCCGTCACTCTCTAACGCTTCCTGCATCTCGATAGACATAGGCGCGTAAGTTTTCATGATAGAGAGAAGAACGGTTTTGCAAGCCATAGCATCAAAATCAGACTGCCACGGGCCACTATTAAATGCTTTGCTGAACCGTTTGGCATGAGCGATAACTTCTTCCTTAGTCCAGTATGCGGTCTTGCTGAAGCCGTTAATGGTTTCAAATCTTGCGAAGTAGCCTACAATATTATCGGAAGCTTTTTCGCCCGGCGTATATGCCTCAGTGAATCTGTTCCAATCTCTGATTTCGCCCTCGTACACCGGCGTCATAATGATGTGCTTCATCTTGCCAGTGCGCATTGCGAGTTCGATTACGCCTTTATAGCCAATCTGGAATTGCGCGCTTCCTTTATAGGGAACAATCCACGCTTTACCCAAGGACGGGTTAATAGGCAGGTCCAGGCTTGCAGCCGTCGCAGCAGCAGCCAAGATTGTTTTCGGGTTTGCCGTTGCCAGCAATTTATTATTGTTGGTCAGTGTCAGCAGGCTAGAGAGAAAGCCCGCACTCTTCTTGCCTAACATCTTCTCAAAACGTTGCTGAACACTTTGAGAACCAATCATCACACCCAATGCGGAAGGTGCTTTGCTAGCGGTAGTTGTTGCCGCTACATTTCTTTTTGCAATACCGTTTACTGTTGCCATTATTCTTTATCTCCTTTAAATATTCTTAACTTCAAACAATCTTTTTCACTGTCATACAGAATTTCTTCCAGCGACAAGTCCAATGCTTGTGCCAATTTTATACGTGTACTCAATGCAATATTTTTAACTACGCCACATTCGTATGAGCTGATAGTTGGCTTTTCTAAACCGACCATTTTAGCAACATCACCTTGCAGCAGACTTAATTTCTTCCGTTTATGGAAGAAGATTAAGCCTAATTCTTCTTGCTCTGTAAGGCTCATTTTAACGTAAACCTCATACTAGGCTTGCCAACCTTAGCATACTTTGCATATACATCCGGCAGGTCTTTTTTCAGTGCCTTATCATCCAGAGTTACTCTTGCGGCAGTCTGTTTATAAGTGATTTTTCTATCCATAAACACGCCGCTTTCACTGCCGTTAAGCATGAGCTTTAACGCATTCTGCGCCTGGGCTAACTGCTCTAGCAGCACTTTTTTTGTTGCGTTCAATCCGTCAATACACTTTATGTATTGTTCTGCCGCACTCGGCAGTGCGATACTGTCAACCGCTAACTTATCCTTGTTCATCTTGTCAATGGTTGCGGCGGTGCTTTCGCTGCCGTCGACCTCCGGCGGGATATTGCTTTCGAGATTACTCCAAAATACAATAGCTTGCGTTCTCATATCTTCAATAAATTCATCGTTGCGCGGAATTTCTTTCCACACAAAATGGTTGCCACCGATAAGACAAGCGATGTACCACTTCTCGCAGCCGGTAATCATCATGTACCATTGACACTGGCAATAGTAGCTATCTGGCAGCTCGTCCCCGTCCCAATCTTTCGACTTAAAGCCGTTCGCAGTCTTACATTCCAAGCCTGCATTCTCGCCTACCACAAGGCGGTCGACGTTCGCCAGCATGAACTCATAGCTTTCATCCTGCAATGTGCCGCATTTGCGAACCTTTTTACCGGTCAGCTCACAGAATCTGTCAGCTACAACCTGTTCAAGGACCGTGCCCCAATAAACAAATTCATTATTGGAAAGGTCCTCTGCTTCTACATCGCCATGCTTTTCAGCATAGAGTGCGTAAGCACTCTTCCAGGGATTCAGTCCCATGATGCAGGCAATATCGCTGCCGCCGATACCGCTATTGCGGACGCGTTCCCACGCCACGCGGTCAGCGGCCTGCTCAACTGTCATAATTAATTTGCCCTTCATTTTTCTATTTTCCCTACTTTCCCACTTTTCTCTATATCTTCCAACATACGTTTCGCGGAGAGAGTTGTCATATACGTAATATCTTCGTCGGTCAACGCTCCCACGATGCGATACATCACATCTTTAGCGAGGTTCGGTACGTTGTAATTTTGCTCTGCAATTTTTACAGCACTCCACAGGTGAACTACTGTAGCCGCCGCCATAACCTCAAAGGCCTTGGGGTTATTTTTGATAACCGATACGCTTATTCCAAGAAGCGCTTTTATAAGGTATTCATCGACCTTATTCATATCGCCTTTGACGCCGACAATGTTTGCATTGTGGTTAGCGGCAAGCACTACGCCGCCATTGCGGACGAAATCTTTAATCGCCAGCTCGAATTCGTTGTTCATAAAATCAATCTCCTTTCAAAAATAAAATTAAATTTCTTTATACAAAGGGATAACAATTTGTTGTCCCGCTTGTAACTCTTTACCTATAAGATTGTTATGCTTGCGAATATCAAACATCAGCTCGCGACAATCTCTGTACTTGTCCTGCTCTTTCATATGAGCATTTGCAATATCCCACACTGTTTCCCCCTCACTTACATAGTAAGCAACCAGAGTTCTGCTATAACTAGGGAACAAAAAGCCATGTGCCTTAATAGCCAGCTTTGCAGCGCTGCCACCGGTCAGAAAGACAAGACCAGCAAGCAGAATAACAGTGATGACAAACGCCTTTACTAATCCTTTTGTAGTCTTACTCATTTTCCCCACCCTTTCATAATCATCTTGCGCCAGCACTCGCCGCCGCTGCACACGGTAACAAGCAGGCCGCTTTCCTTATCTACCACTTTAGAGTAGTTTGCACGCGACAAGTCTTTACCGCACACAGCGCATTTTCTCTTCTTCTTGGTCATTCGTACCTCCATACTTCTGCCTCTAAGTCAAGAGGTGTAATCCCCATGTACTCAGCAAACTTTGCCGGGCTGATATGATAAGCCCAACTCTTTTTACTGCTAGCGTGAATAGCCACGCCGAACGGTAACGCGCCACTACGCAGGCCCATACGCACAAACATCTCGCTTTTTTGCATGAGCCGTGCCGCCGTTTTAATAGGAACGTTTCCAAGCATTTCTATTTCCTCCTTTTCATAAAGCGCATTGCCGTTTCGTAACGCTGATTCATGCGCTCAATAACGCCAGCGCGCTTTTCCTTTTTGGCTTTCTTTTCCAGTGTGTCACAGCAGGCAGCCGCCATGATTCGCTGCATATCCTTGTCAGTGTTCTTCTTCAAAGCACACCTCCTGCCCGCGCCGACGCTAGGCGCGGGGCTTGTTTCTATTTCAGCCCTACTACTGGCCGACTACCTGTTGTTGCTGTTCGCACAGTCTTACGGCAGCCTGCAAGCCCTGCATATATGCGGCCGCAACCATAAGGCCGTCCGCTTTAAGTTTGGACATATCAACCGCCGTGCGCTTTACACGCTTTTCAGTGAATACTTCTTGCTTTACTTCCATTATTCTCGCCCCTTTCCATCTCTCCCGTGCTATAATAGGTATTACAGAACGGAGGTGATATTATGTTTATTGAAATGCCTAAAAAATGTCCAATTACCGGAGGTATGGCTACCGGTATTAAAATTGATTGTCCAGGCTGCGCTTTTTATATTGACCAGGAAAAGCAGTGCCGGATAATCTCTACAGATAACAACATCAAGCTTCTGCTTGCTCTTCTTCAAAAACAACAGCAACGTTAGAATTGCATTCAATTACGTAGTTGCAGAAGTCAAGCATCTGCTTTGCTGCTACATGATTCTGACCGTTAAGCAAACCAAGAATTTGTTTAGCGGTCTTTTTTTCTTCTGCTGTCAGCTTTTGGCTTTCGCTCAGCTCATTAAAGCTATACATCCTCTTTCCCTCCTTTCTGTTTATCGAAATTTTTATTCGTTTTACGTATATTATACTACTACACTCATTTCGTTTTGTCAATCTTTTTTTCGATAATCGAAAAATTTTCCTTGCTATTTTTCTTTCGATTATCTATAATATATATAGCAAAGCGAGGTGATTATATGGAGACGATAAACAGTCGAATATCCTTAGTAAGAAAGCAATTTAAGCTAACGCTTTCTGAGTTCGGCGCAAAGCTAGGACGTGCAGTTAGTACCGTCAGCGAGTATGAAAAGGAAGGCAAGGGAATTACAGATAGAGTAATAGAAGACATCTGTCGAGAATTCTATGTCAATGAAGATTGGCTGCGTGCAGGCGAAGGTGAAATGTTCCGCGCCAGGAATACAACCAACGAAGAATTAGCACTGCAAATCGGCAAACTGTTAAAGACAGATGATGAGTTTACCAAGAATCTATTTCTTGAATATCTCAAACTGCCGCCCGAAATGAAAACTTTATTTGAAGATTTCGTTCACAATCTGGCCAAAAGCAAATAACCGGCAAATAAAAAAATCCCCCGTACCATCCGCGGTACGGGGGATTTTGCTATGCCTTTTAAATTAGTGCAGCAAATAAAAAATCAATCTTCGTCTACAAGTCCAAGGATAAAGCTGTATATGACAGCCAGCGTTTCTTCATCTTTCACTTCCTGCAATATACCGATTATCCTACTCAATAAAACCTGCATTGTGCCCTCCATTCAAATTAAAGCAGGCCTACAACACTAAGAACCTATTTATATTCTACCACTAAGCTCGCTCATTATAAAGAGTTTTAGGAAAGATAATTATTTGAATTGCAGTTTGCATTTAAATGTGCTATTATTAAATCAAATAAAGACAGAAAGTGAGGTGGTTAACATGGTTGACAGTGACATAATAAGCCTACAGATTAAGAACCTCTATCAAACAATTTTCGCTGTGCCATTGGCGCAAGGCGTGATATGGGCAGTCTAAAAAGCTGCCCATTATTTTTTTTATTAAAGGAGAGTGCTTATAATGTATGAAATTTGTTTTGCAATCGCAGCAATAACACTGATTAGTTACTTCATTCTTACAAACGGAAAAGAAGGAGCAAGAACCATCGTCAGAAATGCTTACACTGATTACCCCTACCCAACACTGCCGTATATGCAGGAATACCTAGAAGCAAACGCAGGCATATATGTTAGTGAGTTTGTATTCGGAGGCTTTGCTAAGCTAGCATTTAAAATTTTAGTTATTGGCGGCTGGCTATGCTTGCCAATAGCTGCATTATCTATATATTTAGATGGCTTTTTCGCACTATTATCTGGATTAGCTGGTTCTACTTTTTTATTGAAGATTTGCACTGATACAGAAGCTTTTTATTCGCACAATATATCCCCGAAATTATTAACGGAACACACTGTTAGAAGGTTAAAAAAGAAATTTCTGCATGGTGTACCGGCAGAAATATATGATAATCTCCCCCAATACGATAATATTGCTCGTGATATTATGGCCTACGCTTTTCATAAATAAACAAAAACAACAATAGCCCACGCCGTACACGTGAGCTATTGTTGCTGTTGATTTTGCCGAATCGTAAACACAATTTTGAAAGGAGGTTTGCCTTGCATGAAAAAAATCTTGAAAACATGAAAACCTAGAAAAAAGGAGAAAGAAGGGAATCAAGAATTGCACTTCATTCAACACCCCGAAAATGAAATACAATATGCTTGTATATGTGCCCACGGAAGCTGCGCCGTCTACTGCGCCTACACCGGACCGCACAGCCGCCCCGAGCACCTACTTATATTATATCATGATAATATGTTTAATTTGTGAATAATAACTTCATATAAACGCTTGAAAGAATCAATACACACGTTATCCCCAGTATGTGCAAAAAATGCAACAACTGAAAAAGGAAGGAGCTGTCAAGCATGAAATTACCTAACGGCTATGGTTCTGTTACAAAGCTAGCCGGGAACCGACGGCGGCCGTATATGGTCCGCATCACAACGGGCTTTACCAATGACGGCCGCCAGCTTATGAAAATACTAGGCTATTACGCCAAACGCACGGAAGCACTTAATGCCCTAGCCGAATACAATCAATCGCCCTATGATGTTGAAAGCGTGGGCTTGACGTTTGCCCAGGTACACGAGAGATGGGAAGCCGCAACCTACGTTGACGGCAAAGAGCAATCCAACCAATATAAGGCAGCATATAAACGCTGCGCGCCGCTATGGGATATACCATTTAAGAATATTAAGACTGCACAATTCCAGCAAATCATAAATGACTGTGACAAAGGCTACGCCACCAAGAAGGCAATCCGAATCGTATGTAATCTGATGGCCAAATATGCGCTTGCTAATGATATTATAGTAAAGAACTATGTTGAGCTTACCAGCCTACCGCCCCAGGTTGAAAGCAGAATACATAATCCGCTGACACAAAAGGAGCTTGCTATATTATGGGAGAACAGCCAGGATATAAAAGTGCAAGCTGTGCTTATCCTCTGTTATACCGGTATGCGCCCCACTGAGTTAGTGAAAGTTGAGAAAGCGGACGTTGACTTTGAAAATAAATTCTTCGTTGGCGGCATGAAAACCGCGGCAGGCCGTGGCAGAAGAATTCCTATTGCTGATAAAATCTTCGACTTCTTCAAGGATGCTTGCGAACGTAGTACCGGTAAATGTATCTTTTCTAATGAGAAAGGCAAGAACATATCATATGACGCATACCGCAGCAGATATTGGGAGCCGGTAATGAACATGTTCAAGATGGACCATTTGCCCGGTGACGGCCGTCATACCTGCGCAAGTCTGCTTGATGACAAGGAAGTAAATGTAAAAGTTAAGAAGCTAATTTTAGGCCACGCCAGCTCTGACGTAACAGAAAGGGTTTACACTCATAAGACGTTGGAACAGCTATTAGAGGCTATAAATTTAATATAGTTTGTTACATACGTATTACATATGTGTTACATACCTGTTACATACGCAGTTGATTTTCCGTGAGCTGTGGACACTTTTTGAAAATAACGTGAGCAAAGAAAAAGCCCGCAACCTGCATGGTTACGGGCTTTTCTTGCGATTTGTGATTGATTGAGATAGCCTTCTCTATTAACGTTTGG